AAGTCCTCTAGAGCGCTTCGTGCTGCTACTGGGTCGTACCCGGCAGACTTCACTGTGCTCTCTAGCCAATTTAGATAGTCCGTGGTAATCACGTCATCAAGGTCATCGCCTTTCTTCATCTTTTCTTTCTTCTCTGCATATGCCATCTTGTCTTCTTTCTCAGCGTCCTCGGCCTTCTCAGCATCGTCTGCTTTGTCCATGTCCTTCTTGTCCATGTTTTTCTTGTCCATGTTTTTCATGGCCTTTTCAGCATCCTCTGCTTTCTCGGTTTCATCGAGACGCTTGGAGAGACGCTCCAAGACGTTTTGCAGTTCATTCATCGTTTCACTTTCATTTGTCATTGTATCACCTTTATTCGTTGTATCCTCCTTTAGGATTCTAAACTGGGCCTCGGGATTGATGCCCTTTTCGCAAATGGTAACCTCGTGCAACTCCATGCGGCTTATCTCACGGTATCCACCTCTGGTGCTATCGTGCTTGTTGACACGCTCGAAAGCCTGTCCACCGATGGAGAACGACTTGAGGTTCCCCTTGCGAATTTCTGCGGCCACTTCTCGGGCCTTCTCTATGTCATCACGTAGTTTGATGACGACGAACATACCAGTCTCATCCACCTCGGACTTCCATACCCTACCACCAGTGTCTGTGTAGGCTGGGATTACCTCTCCCACCTGTATGTTGGAATGTGCGAGTTGCACGTTCCTGAAGCCCGGTGCTTTCATGAATTTGTCGAATGCATCTCTTAGGGCATTCTTCGTAATCAGGTCTCCCTGCTTGTCCACCATCTCCACTGACGCATAGCCTGCTACGACTAGGTCACTGGCTCTGGATTTGAGCAGAATGGGATTCTCAATCGGAGATTCCAGCATGAGCATGAACGTCGATAGATATTCTCATACTATTTAATTCAGGCGGAAGAATCAGATTGAGAATTGTGAGAAATCTGAACGTGCTGAGGCTCGTCTTCTTCGTTCTTAGGCGGCTTAGCGTCAGGACAGTGCTCCATCTTGTGACCCATTCCCTGCTCGCACATCTGTCCCTTCTTGGCGCCGCACCAGCAATCCCCTCCCTTCTCCTGTCTATGGCCGGGGTCGTGGTCGGGCAGGTTGTATCCCTCTGTGTTCTCTGTGGGACCTGAAGGAGAATTCACAGGAGTGGCGTAGTCGATGCCTAGTGCTTTCGGGCCAGTCCACGTTATCTTCTCCTTGATTACTCTGTCCAGCAAGTCGTATGCCAGTTGCATGGATTTCGATATGTCCTCTTGCACTTCCTCAGGGTCTTTCGGTATGCGGTTCTTTTCAGGTATCACCTTCTTCGGTGGCTTGCTGTGATTCGCTGGTGGCTCAGGGTCAACGTCCTCCTTCTCAGCCCGCAGCAGCAAAGTAGCCACAGGCCCCCAGTAGTCCTGTTGGCTCTCTGCAATCTCTAGGGTGTAGTCATCTGGTGCGTCCGCGTCTTTCAGGATGAAGGCATTGCCTTGCGTCTCTGTGGAGTATATCACCTGACCAGTGGGGAAGGTGAGGTAGATTGAGCCCTTCTTCACATTCACGGAATGAGGGACGTTTTCTTCTTTGAAGCCTGCGAGAATCTTCAGAGTGGCTGCACTGTCCGTGGCATTGGAGTCGCTCATACAGACGTACCGAGGCGCATTGACCTTGTAAATCGGCACTGTGTTTCTCTTTTGCATAGTAACACTCGAGAATGATACGGTGATGTACTGGCCTTCTTCGACTCTCGATTCTGTGATGGACCCGACATCCATGTAGCACTCACCCTCGTACTCTTGCTTCCGGTTGCCCATCTTCTTTCCTATGGCCTCTGGGAAAGGACCGACTGCTATGCAATGACGGTCTCCCTTGGAAGACACTACTAGCACGTCTATCTCCTTCTTGGGAGTAAGTAGAACCCAGCGAGGATGACGTGCCTCTCCTCTCATGTAAGTGGATTCTGCGTCTCTGAGTAGCACTCTTTGCACACCCTTCTCCTTGAGGAGATTCTTTACGCATTGTTGCAAACCTTCTGTGTCACTGCGCTTTGTGTTGATGGGAGCAGGTATCAGCACCTCCTCAGTAGCCTCGAACTTAGCACGCAGGAGCCGTATCCTGTTCTTGGCCTCCTCGTTGTGTATCTTCTCGTCACCACTCTCTATGATGTCGATGATGTGCAACGTGTCCATGTCCCACACGGTATCGAGCAGGCAATCCTTGTCGTATGCATCCTTGAGTCCCTTCTTGACGATGTTAGGCAGGGAGACTGCTTTGCCTTGGGAATCCCAAGCACGTACTGTCTTCTTCTTCTTGTGCACCATCAGCCGCTGCCCTTTGGGCCACGACGTGGTTATCCAGTCACCGGAGAAGCCCTGTAGAGAATTCAAGTCATCCAAGTCGAATATCCTGTGCATGTGCTTTATCGGTATTGGCTTCCCATCGTCGTCCTTGAGCAAGTAGTCCTCGTTAGTGAGGATGTCTAGGCTTCTCTTCAAGTCATACCCACTGTCCTCCAGTCCTTCCTGCGGGCTCAACCCAGCCATTGCTGTTGATGCTGCGGTTCTCTGGCCAGCACTGCCACGCCAGTTTGGTGACACCATGCTAGAGACTCCGCCATAGGATTCGGGGTATAGCGCCTCTTTACTGTAATCGAGGCTAGAGTCACCGAAGGCGTGCTTGACTCCATTCGGTGGTAGGTGGAGGAGAGGCACTTCCTTGTCGCTGCTGACGAGTTTAGGCAACTTGCCTGAGGAGAAGTCAGGCTCTAGTCCGGGACGGCTCAGTGTGCCCCCTGCACTCAAATGCCCTGTGGATGTGAATACAGCCTTGGGTGAGAACTCATCACCCACTTCCAAGGACCCTATTCTATCCCTGCCTTTGATGCTTCTGGACGATTCCGCGTCTTTGTCAGGTGAGTATTCGTACAAGTCGTAAGCCAACCTGCCGAGATTGTTGTATCTCTGCCAATTCTGCTTGGCGCCTTTCCCCGCCTTGTCAGGCACTCTGAGGAGTTTTCTGTCTCCGGCGTGGACTATGGAGCCAGTCGAGCCTACATCGAAATGGAGTTTTTGCATTACCTCTATCAATGCTTGGTAATCCATTACATCCATACCAAAACGCCCTCTTCCGAATTTGAGACCTGTGATGTTCCCAGAT